GCAACCATATTCATGTATCTGTCAATCTGCGGTAGATCAGCAGCCTTCTGTGCCTGAGCGAATACTGAGATGAACTCAGGCTTCAGGAACTTTCCAGCCAGCTCTTGAGGAGGTGGAGGTAAGAAGGGGTCATTATCTAAAACGAAATCCATCACGAACTCAACCACTGGCACATTATATGTCCAGTTCAAGCTCTGAAGATTTGGTCCAATCACGAGCTGTTGCTCGTTCACGATCGCATCGGTTTCTGTGGCTGTGCGAGTCTTCGGGTTTTTACTTAAGAATAAAAGGAAATCAGCGTAGTAGAGTTTATCTACTTGGCCTCTTAAATCACCAACATCTTGGATCAACGCGCCAATAGCTGGGTTGATTTCAAAGATGCTCTTCAGCCCACCCTGACTAGCAGAGCTTGGATCTAAAGGTACATACGTGTTTGAGGCAGTTGAGATGTAGCTCTTTCTCAGATTGGCTGGACCCTGCATTGGTGGGCGCAGCATAATCTCAAGAGCTTCATCTTTGGCGATGGCCTTCTTGTTCAGTGATTTAATGAGACCAAGAGCATCCAAAGATGGACCTTTCTCACCGTACTCGAAGTTCCCAGACGTGCTGGACTTCCCTATGATGAAAGGTTTTCTGCTGCTGCCTGAAATCTTAAGGAACTTTTCCTTGTCATTAGGGTCAGAGAAGTTTGCATTCATGGACCCGTTCGCTAGAACATGTTCCATGTTCGTTCCCAACTCATACGTCTTAGAGTGCCATTGTTGATTGAGAAGGGCTACAGGTTGCTCAGGGTCAAATTTATCGTTCTGGATAATGACCTGAGCAACATCAACCATCTGAGAGTAGTTTCCATCGCTGTACATTTTCCTTACATTGTTGGAAAAGTTCGACCAGTCCCAGTGACCATTTACTTTCTTCCCGTACTTGTTCACTAACGCTTTCACGTTCAGTGAGAACTCACGAGTCAGGACAACCGCTTCACCGAAGCTGTCATTCACTACATAGTAAGAACCTGGGGTCAGGGTATGAAAAAATAACTGGTCATCAATTTCATCAATAAAATGAGCGCCAGTATTGAAAGTACCATAGTCATAATAGAATTCTCCGGCTGCGTGGTAGAAGTTGCTGGTAGATAAAGCCTTCAACACTCTGCGTGTAAAGGTGTCTAGCCACTCATGATTCTTAGGCATTGAATCAAGCTCAGAGTTACCTGTGCCTGTGCGAAACCAAGGTCTGCTTGCTGAAGTATTCCCCTCAAGGAACCCTGCAACATAAGATCGAAGTGCTAATGTGTGAGTATGATCGACAATGTGATAGTTCTTACGTTCGCCCTGGACCTGAGATAGCATCCATTTGGTTCTGTGAGGTAAAACCCACTGACCAATATCTACCCAGGTGGACCTTACTTGATCAAACTTCCGCTTGGCTTCAAGTCTCAAAAACTCACAAAATGATTTACTACTTTGGTCTTGCATTATAGTCCTAAGAAGTCGCGTGAAGCAGATCCCAGATTCTCTGAAGCTGGTGCCCCACCAGATGATGGTCCTCTACTTGCTCTGCTTGAAGCTCTTCGTGCAGAGGCTCCAGCTTTTGAAGCTTGGACATCTTTACGTTGTGCTTGTAGTACGCCTTGAGCTCTAAGTCTTTCTTGCTCTATCTCTTGTCTTCCGACTTCTGCTCTGGCTGCCGCTTTCTCTTTGCGAGCACCTTCAAGTCCAAGAAATCCGTTCTCATCGCCGAATAATTCACCAAGAGATGCGTCTAAGCTTGTTAGTAAACCACCAGCACTGCCGCCCATAATTAAACCTCAATACGATATAGTTCCTCAACTTTCTTGAAGCCGAGTTTCTCTAAAGATTGACGCTTCACGTTAGTTCTTGCGCCGATCATAGTTAGTATATGGTCAGCATGGATATGGCCAAAGTCAAGGAAGTCCTGCATCAAATGGTAGGCTGCTCGTGTATTCGGTTTAGCGTACAAAATATCTTGCCTGAGTATGGTTATATCCTGTTGAAAAACACTTTCGGTCATGTGAGACATCATGAATCCCACCGGCTCACCGTCGCGAAAGGAGACAACGAACCTGGCTATATTTGCATATCGAGGTAAATTAAAATTCTTCCAATCAGGAAACTCAGGATATTCTTCTTCTAATCTTTGCCCCGCTTCGTTGAGAAAATCCTTCACCGCTACAAGTTCTTCTTTTGTTTTCAGTTGTCTAGTTGTATAAGTCACGAGCCCTCTCATCTAAATCAGCGTAGGGGTCTGAGTGACCTGCCATTTTGATTGCCCCTTCTCCGGTTCTGATATCATCGTCTCGATCTCTGTCGTTTTCCCAAAGTCGTTCGAGGACGGGGCGAGCGAATAGTAATACAAATCCATCAGCGACATCGGGAGATTTCCCAACTCTAGCTTTGATGTCGAGCTTCTTCTCTGCCAATTTCTTATGATTGATCTTATGCCTTGTACCTTTGGTCCAGCAGAGCTGTTGTTGGATCTCATCAAAATATCCGTTCTCTTTCGCATCTATTATTCCACCTTCAAGTAAAAACTTATTCCCTTCGTAATACATTTGAGCACGAAGGTTCGCATATTCAGAGGTCTGAAACTCAGCACTGTCATTAGGTGAAGAAGCAAAAGAGATCAACTCCCAACTCTTCCCTGCGTTACAGGCTAAGGTGTAGATCGCTGTTCCTTCCCCTTGATCTATGAACACCGCATCGGCTTTTAACTCTTGTTCCCACTTCACCAGCTTATTATAAGTGAATTGATGGGTCTGACCTTTGGCTTTATCGAGCTTAAACTTCTCGAGCATCTTCGTATATGGACCTTGGCGATACCAAATACAGGTATCATCTCCACCAGTCCAGGCTGGATCGCAAGACAGAATAACAGGTAACATACCCACTTGCTTCAGGTCATAGTCCGTAGAGCGTTTGATGGCCTCTCTCACAGCTTCTAAGCTAATGATTGAGTCCTTAGCTGACTTCCTGGGAAGACCTCGCACACGCACCCTGTAGTCGTCATGGTCCTCATCGCCTCCACACTCTTGCAGCCAATCCTCTAGCTGCTTCTTGTCGATGTGGTCTTGGGTTCTGGTGTCGATACGGGTGGCATTCCACAAAGGGGACGCCATGTTCTGCTCGAACTTACTCTCTGGATCATCTGAGTTCCCAAAAGCAAAGAACAGTTTGATCGTCTCAGTCTCCGTGAAGGCACCACTGGCATACTCCCAAATGTTGGCAGGAATACCAGGAGCCTCCTCGAAGATGTACATCACAGCTCCACCCTTATTATGGAGCCCTGAGATCGAAGCTGGGGACTGTTCATTCCATGTCACGGCATCCAACCTCCATGTCTCTGCCAGCCTCGGATTCTTTGCTTTAATACTTGTCCCAAATTTCTCAAAGAAGTGCTCTTGGTAACGTGCATGACGAAACCAAATATCATACTCAGGCCACACGACTGACGACATCTGCGGTGCAGTGTTCGCCGTGATACGCGCTCTAATCCGCTGCGTGTACATGAGCATTAAATAAGTCATGGCACCGAACGCTGTCTTCGCAGCTCCGTTACCAGACGATACTATTAGTCTATATGTTTCATACCTTGTTGCAGGATTGGACAAGTGCAAAGAAAGCTTTGCCCACGCCTCTTTTTGCCATTGGTAAGGTGCGAACTTCTCTAAAGCATGTCCCTCCTGACCAAAGGGGAATATGATGTATACGAGTTTATTGAAGTCGTATCTATTCTCATCAATCATCTCTTTAAACAGGCCTATATCCTCACTAGAAGGTTGTGCTGCTGTAGGTCTCACTCTTCCAACTCCAACAGCATTGCTTTAAATTGCTCCACATACCAAAGTATCTCTGCACCGTCTGCTATACTGGAGGCAAAATGAAGGTGACCCTCTTTACTGGTCCCAATAATTATGACTCCATCTAGCTGCCCTTTACACCCTTCTAACGCTGCATCTGGATCAATATCTAGTTTTGTAACTCCACCTATCGGTATTACGTTATCGCTCATCTTTCACCTCCGGTGACACATCTATCACATCTGCCTCTTGCCTAGCGCGAGACGCATCGTCAGCTCTCTTATTCGACGCCAATAACAACTCTTTCATATTAGATGTCACATCATGCTCGATTCTAGATGTCTCTTTAAACACACCTTTCTCACGCCCAAGCATCTCCACACCTTTCAACCTATCATAAAACTCAACCTCGATAAGCTCTCCTACTTTACTCTCTATCCCATTCTGATCTTTCTCAAAAATATTCTTAACTTTAAATTTCTTAATTGCCCGCCTAGTCTCTGGGTCAATCTCACTCATAGAAGACTTATAAGAACCATCAGCGTTCTCCAAAGCCACCGGATCAACAAACGCCACGTTCTTAACTCTAGCAACCAAGTCTTCTACGTCGAACCCATGCTTCACCAATGCACTCTCTGTGATCCTGTTAATGCACTCGTGGATGTCTTTACGTCTCTTTAAGCCCATCCCTCTCTGCGCCGATATCCCAGCCTCTTCAGCAGCCTGACGGTTATCCCTACACTCACAGTAAGCCAATATATATTTGAGGATCAAAGGATCGTCTCTGTGCTTAGGTTGTAAATTCGTCTTCATTATAAAAGACACCCCTTCATCACCAAATGTGGGTGGCTCTGAAAAGGTCTTAGTAGTAATGGCGGGAGCCGGAGATGGGCTCGCTGGCACGGGAGGTATGGCGTGTGGTGATTCTGGAAGCTTAGGAAATTCTTTCATATATTTAGTTAATGGGGAGTGATGGGGAATGTCAAGCTCAGAAACGGAACAATGTTATTGGTGAACTGAGATCATGCAAATCGGTACAATGTTATTAGTGAACTGAGATCGTGCAAATCGGTACACGTTAGGGGTTTGACCTTTTCGTATCATATCCTATGCTGAATTTTTGATGTACCCCTTGGGCTCTGTAAATACTTCATCTCATTACTCGCCGGCTCGCCTGGACCGCCACAGGTACACTCTGCAATACATCTATCTATGTGGTGATGCTATACCTATAACTAAACTACAATGTAGGGTGGTATTAGTTTCACATACTGCACGCTCATTAAGCATTGACGCATGGTACAGTAGGCACGATACGTGCAATGCTTATAGGTAACTTAGGAGGTTGATCATGTTCAATGGGTTTACTTGGTCATTTATCATTATCGCAAGCACCGTCGCCTATGGAGATATAGGCTTTGCGGGGAGTGTAATCATGTTCGGACTGTATCTCTTGGAACAACGTCGGTGGGCGCAATGACATTAATATTCGCTCTCATAGCTATGCAAGTTGGTGCAATCATAACAGGAC